ATAAACCTTTCAAACTCTTTTGGATTTGATTTCTTGCGGACAATAACCTTAACTATCTTACTCTTGTATGAAGTTGCATCAAATAGTTGATATGCAGTATCTTCATAGTAAACATTATGAAATAGTTGATAAGGATTATTGACAGGAGTATGAATACAAGTTTCTGTATCAAAGAAGTGAAAACCTCTGGTATCATTCACATCATTCCAGAACATTTCATAAGGATTACCAAGATAATGTATCTTTCCATTTGTAGACCTAGTATGAAAGTGACCTGAGTACACAGCATCAAACTTATCAAAGACACTCGTATCCATACCAGTTTCCATCATATGCCCACGAGTTGCCTTGAATCCATTGATCTCTAAATGACCCATTGCAACTTTACTGGTGGACTCATCTATCATCTTTTTACTCTCATCATAATTTTCGACATTAATCCAAGGTAAAAGAAGTATCTGTAATCCATCTAGTACAATCTCCTCTGCCTTTGAGTAGGTTGTGATGTTAGGATAGTCCTTCAATAGCAACTCTGGTGAATTGATTTCATTTGTATTCTTATAATAACAATCGTGGTTTCCTGTAATTGCATGAACCTTATACTTCTTCATCGGTTCAAATATCACTCTCTTTGACCACTCTAAACTGTAATAGTCAATTGATTTACGACTATCAAATATATCTCCCATATGAACAATAGTATCAATATTATTCTTCTCTAACTCAGGAAAGAATATGTCATTATAAAATTTTTCAAAATAATCATGGAGGTGTTTAGACCCCTTACGAGCACCGTAATGAGTATCTGTAATAATTGCTATTTTCATCTATTGGAAGACTTATATACGATATTATCTTTAATTGTATTGTAATCAGAACTACTACCTGACATTGCATTGTCATCTACGTTCATCACTTCATCAAAACCACTTCTCTCAATGATCTTTGTCTTGATATCTAATTGCTTTTTCTCTTTTTGTATACGTCTGAGAAAAGCATAATGAATGATCTGTGTGAAGTATGCAAATGGGTTACGAGACTTCTCAGGGTCAAAGTTGTGAATGTATTGAACACAATTCTCAATCCCGTCCGATATCATATCGTCACGGAACATGTAATTCACAAAGTTTGGTTTATATGATAGATGTGTAGCGATCTTCAAAAAACACTCCCCAAGATAGTTTGTAATTCTAGGTTTAGGTAAATCATTCTCTTTTGCATGAGCAACCTTCTCTCGATAGACAATCAGTGCTTGTAATAGCTCCTTGTTGTTTACATAGTGTTCAGACTTCTTTCTAGGCATAAGCTTTATCCGTCTTAACTAACATTTATTATAACATATTTTGAACACTTGACAAGTCCTTGATTTCTGTGTACAATAACTCTGTAAGGGTTCAAGGGTTGTTAGGCTCTATATTATTCTTAAATATATTCTCAAGACTCTTGCGAGCATCCTCGACAGTTGAGACATATCCCATTTTTTCATCAGGTTTAACTTCACCACCAGAAGGTAAAAATTTATTCATATCATCTTCTTCATTTTCTTCTTCAACGTATCGTTCATATATTTTAATTACTTTTTGATCTTTAACTTCACTCATTGTAATAATTTTATCAGTACGGAAGACAAACATATCATCATCTGCTAACTCCATCCAAGGTTTAATCTTAACATACATTCCATTGTTTATCATCTTCATGGTTACAGGAGTGTGAGCGATAATAATTGGTTCATCACCAGTTTCGTCAACACAAACCGATGCAAGGATTTCTTCCCCAGAAACTAATTTAATAACAGCTACAAATTCTTCTCCCATCAGTTTTTTAAAGGTATGTTAACTATATCATAATTAAAATTTTCTTGATTATAGATTTTAATTCTTTCAATCAAGTGATTTAGTGTGTAGTTCTTTCTCTTATTATAACTTATATCGTCAGCAATGTCATAAAGTGTTGCTTTAAGTTTACGATCACCTTTTCTTAGGACTCTTCCAATAGACTGAAGATTCCGAATTCTTGATTTAGAAGGACTAGCAAATATAACGTTGTGTAGGTTTTTAATGTTAATTCCTGTGGAGAAAGTTCCATATGATGCAACTATTATAGCATTGTTTTCACGTTCAGTAATATCACGAACATTCTCTCTGTCTTCGGTTTCTACACCACCGTGGACGAAAAAGACCTGACGATTATCAGACTTACTTTTATTTATCAGATCAAATAATGGTTGTCCATGTGCTTCAACACGACTATACAGGATCAAAGTATTGCCTGTCAAATCTAATGCAAGATTTTTAATAAAATTATTTCGACGATGATGACCGATGATGTACTGTATCTCATCCTCAAATGTTTCAAATTTGTTTGGTGTATGTTTTAATAGCAACACATTTATATCCAAAGTGGCAACATGTCCCTTCTTCATTAGCTCTTCGGTCTTTATAATCTTGTAAGAAGGACCAAATAAACCCTCTAATACCCACTTATGTGTCTGTGTTCCATCAAGAGTTCCTGTGAAACCGTAACGATATTTGGCATCAGCAAGTTTCGTCATTATAGATACTAGTGATTTTGATTTAAACTGGTGAGCTTCGTCCCCAATTACCACAGAAAATCTTTCAAAATACTTTCGGGGGAGCTTATAGATTGATTGCCAAGTAGTAATTATGACCTGAGAGTCTGTCTCTCTTTCTTTTCCAGCATATATCTTGTGGCAAAATGAACCTACGTCCCAGCCATAGTCTGCAAAATCTTTATACATCTGTTCTACTAGGGAAGTCGTCGGAACGACTATCAGAGTATTTTGCTTGCGTTCAACAAAATATCGAACAATCGAATATATCATCAGAGACTTTCCCGAAGCAGTTGGGGATATCAACAACTTTCTATTATGCCTTAGAGCGTCGTATACTCCCTCTACTTGGTAAGAACGAGGTTTAAACTTACAAATAGAATTCACATAATCTTTTACACCCTCTTTTGAGATAAATTCGTTTACCTCAAAGGGAAGTCCATAAAACTCGCTGTCTTTAAATGAATAATTATAACCGTGATCTTTACAAAATTGGATTACTCGATCTAATAATCCTACATATATTTCTCCTTTCTGAGTATTAAATAACCTTATCTTTCCATCCCAATACTTCTTTTGGTATGATGGCATGTACTTTACGCCAGGCACCTCGAACGTAAAACTGTCCGATAGTTCATAATATACATGTGGCTCTGCCTCAATTTTTAAAAAGACTTCGTTCTTTTTTGAAATAACCAAATGAGACATAACATCTCCATCATTTGAGTTATTTATACTAGGTTCTTTGAGTGAAGTCTATACCCTCCATATGATCATATTCATGTTGAAAGACTCTTGATGCGAGTCCTTGTAACTTTATTTTATGAGTTTTTTTCTCTACATCCTCATATTTTACAACAATTCGATCTGGTCTTTTAATTTTTAAGAAAAGTTCTGGATAGGATAAACATCCCTCTTCCATTTCAACTTCTTCTGCATATGATTTAATGATACGAGGATTAAAACATACCATAACTTCGTTATGTTCTAAGTCTCTTATCATTGCAAATGCTCTCTCCCATATACCAATTTGATTTGCAGATATACCAATGCCATTATAGTGTATCATGTTATCAATTAATACCTTAGATAAATGATGACGATCTAAATTATAACTACATGACTGTATTTGATGATGAAATAGTTGATGTTCTGGTTCAACTAATTCCTTTATAAAAGTTGCTCTTGGGGTAATCATTAAAAACCTGATTGAAACTTCTGCCATTCGATGGCATTTTTTATTTGGTATGTGCGACCTGAGACATTGCGAATAATCTCTTCAAGAAATTTAAGTGTCACATCATAATATTTTATCTTCATCTCTGCTGTGCTTAACTTCTCATCTGCCTCCATATGCCTCTGTATTGCGTCTTTCTCTCTAACCTTATATGGAAATGGATCTTCCACATACACCTCCGCAGGTGCTTTTCCTGTGTAGTAGTTATATCTTTCTAAACGAATACGGTTATATGAGTCTCTTGCCTTCTCTCTTAATAACGAAATAGTATTATATATCGTATAGTATTTTGAATGAAGTTGAGGTATTTTTAGTGATTCATTATGTAAATTATCAGGATCAATGGTTGCATCACGCTCCCACATCTCTTGAATTTTTTCAAGATTCATAGACGAGTTCTACCATCCTTATCGAATATATTATATACAGTATAACGCATAGATACCTCTGCTGTAAAGTAGTTGATATCTGTTTCTGTTGCATCAAATTCTAATGAAGTAAGTCCAACTGGAAATAAATCTTGAAATTTAACTATGGCAACATCTTGGAAATTGCTATTTAAAATGTGTAAACTACCATCACTGAATACTAATTTTTCATCTATGATGCCTTCGTTATCAGTAATTTGATCTTTAAACTGTTGAGGTGTCTCAGGAAAACCTATACCTTTTAACCAGTTATGCACTGCCATATAGTTTTCCATATTTTCATCAACAAGAAATCTAATTGTTAGATCTCCATATGTAAGTTTTTCACCAGGTATATCAATATCTTTTAGATAAGATGATTGAATAGCAGTTCCAAGTGATAACTCTGGTATTCTAGCAGAGTTTGAGAAAAAATCAACCTTTGGATATTTTGCCAAGGTAAATTTAAATCCTACGGGTGATAGAAAGTTGCGGTTTGATATTTGTTTTCCAAATGCCGAACTAGTCATTATTCACCGCCTCCTCCGTTGCCACCACCATTACCACCACCATTACCACCACCGTTACCACTGGTGCCATTACCATTACCATTACCGTTTCCATTACCATTTTTACCATTACCATTTTTCTTTTCGTCGTTATCAGGAGCTAAACGACCACCATATCCAATACGATATCCCATTGGAATTTTCTTACATTTTTTATCAGTAAAACAATAATATTTACCAGGAGGACATTTTTTTGCCTCTGTTATAAAAGTTTTAAAGTTCTTCATTCTTCTATGATTAAGTTAAACCACTCTTCACTCATA